GAGTTTTATTGCTCGCTTTGCTGATCCTGCCGCGGCGAGTTTGGACCTTGCAGAAGTTGAAGGCGAACATGCATTTAGATTAACCACTCCCAACAATAAACACGAACATTATATATATCTGGATCCTCTGGACGAGCATGGTAACGGTTGGACAAGCGATTTCCGACTCCTGAGAGGCTCCGCCGAAGACCATGAGCATGAAGTTATTGGGGGCGTTGTTCAGGAGGCAAATGGGCACACACACACAAATGTAGATCCAGAGACCATCGCTGCAGCACAAATGGCACGAATATTGGCAGCCGACGACGTCGAAGCCCGAGAAGAACTCCTCGACCAGGTCTACACCCTCACAGACGATTTACGAGCTTTTCGTATTTTAGAGAGGTTTGAGAACATCGCGACAACTCCCGTAGGGCAGACTGACATATTTATAGAGGCAGAAGTCCCCACTTATCGATGGACGTATCCTTTCCCTCTGGTCAGTGTGTTGTCGGAGCCGCTTGAACGCTATGTTTCCTCCATTCCGAACTTTGACGAGTACAAGGACGAATTGATTATAAAGATGCTTAATAACGACAGATTTAAACTTTTGTTCGAACACTGTTTCCCGCTTAAAAAAATATTGTCGATAATGACTATTTATATTGAAACGTTATTCTCTGTTACAGGTGGAAGGAAGTTGGATAATACATTTGATACAGTTAAAAAACTATTCAAGTCTCTTTTCTATTCTCTTGAAAGCGTAGATACTTATGTCTATAACGATCCTTTGCTGGTTGCTGGAAACATGGGAATGCTCAAAGAATCGAATATAAATCAGCTTTTTCCAAATGGAAGGGAGTGGGTAACATGGTCCGACGAGGCCTCGGATTTCGTAATTGGCAGGCCTCCTGGCGATGGAGAAAATTAAATGGCAGGATTAGCACCAAGACTCCCTCTCCGAAGGGACAGAAGAGATGGATATGGATTAATTAAATCTTTTGAGGAACTGGCCCGTCAGAATCTCAAGATGTTAATCTTAACCAGCCCTGGTGAAAGAATGATGGATCCTGAATTTGGAGTGGGATTGAAGAGGTACTTGTTTGAGCAGAACACTCCTGGAACCTATGGAAGGATAGAGGCCAACATTCGCGCACAAACAAGCAATTATCTTCCCTATATTCAGATTAGGGCAATCAATTTTCAGAAACCCGAAGGAAGAATAGATCCGACTCAGATACTTACTGTTAGTGTAGATTTTTTTGTTACTCCGCTAAGGATAGCGGGTAGTCTGTCATTTGATATGGAATGGAACATGAACATTTAAAGATAGGGGATAAGATGAAATGCCAAAGATAAAACCAACGATAAAGTATACTAGTAGGGATTTTTCCTCAATAAGGAAGGATTTGCTAGAATATACCAAGAGATATTATCCAGAAACATACAAGGATTTCAGCGAAGCCTCTTTCGGTTCGCTAATGATTGATACTGTTTCTTATGTTGGAGATATTCTTTCGTTTTATCTAGATTATCAGGCAAATGAAACCTTTTTAGATTCCGCAGTTGAATTCAACAACGTTCTTAGGCTCGGCCGCCAGATGGGTTATAAATATAAGAGATCAAATGCCTCTTTTGGAGAACTCTCTTGTTATGTCGTTGTGCCAGCAACGGCCGAGGGCTTGGGCCCCGACACAAACTACATTCCAATCTTAAGAAGGGGTAGTGTGTTTGCTAGTAATGAGGGGAACATCTTTACATTGATGGAGGATATAGACTTCTCACTAGCAGAAAATGAAACTATTGTAGCTACCGTTAATCAGACAACTGGTAACCCTATTGATTATGCCATTAAAGCGTTCGGCCGCATCAAATCTGGCGAGGTCATGGCGACTACTCGGCAGGTTGGCAACTATGAAAAATTCAGAAAGATAAGCCTTCCCGGTAGCAACATTACTGAGGTTATTTCCGTTTTTGATTCTGAGGGCAGAGAATATTTTGAGGTTGATTACCTATCTCAAAACGTTGTTTATAGAGAATATTTAAATCCTAATGATGATTCCTCCTTGGTGCCGAAAGTCATGAAGCCAGTTATTGTTCCCAGGAGATTTACAACGTTGTTAGAGAGGAATAATACGTTTTTGCAGTTTGGATATGGTTCAGAGAGCACTTTGACTGACAATCCTCTTGTAGATCCAGCCGACGTTATACTAGATGTACATGGGAGGGATTACATTGGAGATCTTTCTTTCGATCCTTCCAAATTAAATGAGACGGATAAGTTGGGTGTAACTCCTTCAAATACAACTTTGAGAATTGTATATAGGAGGAACTCAGCTGCTGATGCTAATGCATCTGCAGGTACCATAGTACAGGCTGTCGATCCAAAATTTAGATTTAAAAATCGCCCACTGTTGACCACTGGTAAAGTAAATAAGGTGGTGGCCTCTTTAGAAGTGGAAAATGAGAATCCGATTACTGGTGACGTTTCGATACCCACTGTGGAAGAATTGAAAACAAGGATTTATGATGTACACGCAGCCCAGAACAGATCTGTAACTAGAGATGATTACAAAGCTCTTGTTTACATGATGCCGGCAAAGTTCGGAGCCATTAAGAGGTGCAATATCCTACAAGACAAAAATTCCTTTAAGAGAAATTTGAATTTGTATATTATTTCAAATCTAAGAAATGGACAGCTTACACCAGCAACTAACACTTTAAAAGAAAATTTAAAGATTTGGATTAATAAAAATCGGATGATAAACGATACAATCGATATTTTGGATGCCAATATCATAAATTTAGGAATTGATTTTGAGATCATAGCCAATATTAATAGTAATAAACACGTTGTGTTAAGGAACGCCATTGCTGCTTTGAGGGATCTCTTTACTGTAAAAATGGACATTGGGGAGAACTTGATTATATCGGACATCTATAATGCCTTAAACAAGGTGCCAGGCGTATCTGATACGACCGATGTTGATGTCAAGAACATTACTCTTGCTGGTTACTCTTCTGTGCCATATAATATTAAGAGATTCACTTCAGCTGATGATAGGGTTTTGTTTTGTCCGGAGAATGCAATATTTGAATTAAAACACCCTTCGAAGGATCTTAAGGGGGCAGTTAGATAATGGCTATTAAAAGATATGTGGCTAATGCCGACACTACAATAACGAATGCTTATAAGGCAAACTTATCAACTCGCGGAACAGGGTCCAACATGGGTGCTTCGGATGTCTCGGAAGTTTTCACAATTTATGCCCAAGCCGCCAGCGCATCGACAGAAGGTGCCAGAATATTAACAAAGTTTCCGATCACTGATATAGCAGCCCACCGCGCCAGTGGTACAATTCCGGACAGCGGCAGCGTCGATTTTTATTTGAGATTGTATAATGCTCGTCACGGCCAGACTCTTCCAAATAGTTTCGATTTACATGTTATGGCTGTCTCTCGCTCCTGGGAAGAGGGCACTGGTTTGGATATGGAAAATTTCACCGATTTAACATATGATGATACTGGTGCTAACTGGGAGAGAGCGGCCAGTGGTTCTGTGGACTGGACTACTGATGGCGGTGACTATTGGGACGATCCGTCGTCTTCCTTCACCGCTTCTTTCAGCACGGGCGTAGAGGACCTCGAAGTTAATATTTCGCCTCTTGTTGAGCAGTGGCTCTCCTCCTCAACGGCTATATCCCCGATAGACGATGCTATTCTTGGTGCAAAGGCAAACTATGGTGTGATCATTAAATATCCGAGTTCCTATGAGACCGCCAAGCGCTCCTATTACACAAAGAAGTTTTTTGCAAGGGGAACGGAATTTTGGTTCAAGAGGCCAGTAATAGAAGCCCGCTGGAATTCTTCTAATAAGGATGATGCCGGCAATTTTTATCTTAGTAGTTCGTTAGTAACAGCAACAGAAAATCTCAATACCATTTATTTGTACAACAACATACGAGGCCAGCTGAGAGATATACCAGGTATAGGTAAGGGTAAAATAATGGTCAGCGTCTACTCAGGCTCCACTGACAACAGCACCCCCTCTACATTAAAACACACATTGCCAATTGGTGGTGGCGTTGTTACTGATGATGACTTAAATATCACGGGTTCGTATGTGACTACTGGAACTTATTCGGCTTCGTTTGCATACACAAGTTCAGCGACGACGACGGTTTTCCCTGTTTGGCATAGTGGCACCACTCCTACTGAGTACCATACTGGCTCAAAGATAACTGTAAATACATTTAAATCAACGGATTATAATCCAAGTCCTAATTATGTCACGGCGATCACAAATCTTAAGAGTGTTTATTCTCGCGACGAGGAGGCAAGATTTCGGTTGTTTGTTAGGGAAAAAGACTGGAGCCCGAACATATACACAAAAGCCAAATCAGATCCTCAGAATGTAATTATAGAAGATGCATACTTTAAAGTTATTAGAACAATTGATGAGACAGACGTTATCAGATACGGTACTGGATCTCTTAACCATACCAGGCTTTCGTTTGATGCATCAGGGAATTATTTTGACCTTGGAATTTCACTTTTAGAGAAGGACTATATGTATGGTGTAAAATTCCTTTATAAATTACCCAACGGACTTTATAAGGAACAGGCCCATGTGTTTAAATTTAGGGTTGAATAAATATGAGTATAAAGGACTTTTTTAAAACAGGCGATGGCATCAATGTCATCGCACCTGCAAAAAGTCTGGTCGACATTGCCAGCGCAACGGGAGAGGGCCCCGAATATCTTTCTACTTATATTGAAGAAAAAGATAGGCTCATTCCCCACGTCAATTATAGCAGTGCTTCTAGTTTTGCCAGGTATGGCTCTGCAGAGCAATATTACGAAGATTCGATTTCTAGAATTTATAAGACCTATCCTTATGATGGCTCAACAACAGAGAAAGCAGAGTGGCACAACAATTCTTCATATATTGACAAATACATCTTTGATAAAGAATATCCCAGAAGAAATGGTTATGCTATTTTGTCTGTGGATGGTTGGGGAACCCTATCTGGTTCTTTAAAAGAGGGGTATGGTTCTCCTGGCTCTTCCGATTTAGAATACATCCAAATCAAGGGCGGCCCCAACGCCGATCCGAATGAAACCAAGATGGTAAAGGCCTTTCCAGGGCTACATGATGGGGATGCTAACTTTTATGACACGACCACTAGAAGGGAATCCAATCTAAAATTTGATACTTCGAACGGTGTTTCGGTTGAGTTTTGGTTAAAGAAACCAGCTTTCGCGAACGCGAAAACCGAAAAAGAGGTTCTCTTTGATCTGTGGAATGGGTATGCGAGTTCAAGCATATGCTATGGTCGATTAACAATTGAGTTAAGCGGAGTTGCAAGTGGTTCCCCGTTTCTTGTCACCGTACAATCGGGAACAAATGGATATTTCCAGCAACAAATAGGTTCGTCTCCAACTACCGCGAGTTTGGCTACGTGGAATCACTATGCTTTCACCTTTAATAGCTCTTCTAGTAATGTTGAGACTAAGTTTTATGCGGCGGGCGCTTTAGAACAGACACTAAATACGGGAACTTCTATAAACGAGGTTACCGGAACCTTAATAGCGAATATTGGCGGCCTCCGCACAGCCCCGTCTGGCAATCTATTCTTTAATGAGGCCCAAAATTCTGACGAAATGGAGGGTTTTGGAAAACTATCTGGTTCCATGGATGAATTTCGCTATTGGACAGCGAAAAGGACTTCCGAAGAGATAGGAAGGCATTGGTTCACTCAGGTTGGCGGAGGGACCAATACTGATGTGGCGGTCTCTGGAGCGCTTACAAACAAATATCATAAAGATAATCCAGTTTCCTTGGGGGTCTACTACAAATTTAATGAAGGTATAACTTTAACTTCTTCAGTGGACTCTGTTGTTCTAGATTATTCAGGCCGCGTTTCGAACGGTTCCTGGACGGGGTATGTGGACGAGAGTTCCAGGAGCACTGGGTCGGCCATGGTCGATGCAGAGATTGCTTCTCGTGAATTCAAGGATCCAATTATATATTCTCATCATCGCGATGTTAGTAATTTATTGACCAGGTTGAAATCTTCAGGTTCTGATCACGACAACAGCAATAGTACGTCTATATATTCTTCTCTGCCAGCTTGGATTGTGGAAGAGGACGAAGATGCTGCGGTAACGAAGAAGTTGGTACAAATTATCAGTAGTTACTTCGATACACTACATTTGCAGATAGACTCATTGACTAAATTTAAGAATGTAGATTATGCTAGTGGCAGTTACAAGCCTCTTCCATTTTCCGATAAATTGTTAAATGATTATGGATTTGTGACTAACGATATTTTATCACAAGTTACTGACCTGGAATCTCTTGTAAGTCGCGACGAAGATAGAGAGTTTAGTCAAAAACTTTACGATATAAAAAACCTCATATATAAGAACATCTATAACAACATTTCGTACATTTATAAGTCAAAGGGAACAGAGAAATCGTTCCGCAACTTAATCAGATGTTTTGGTATTGACGATGAGTTAGTAAAATTTAACATATATGGTGACAACATTGTTCATACGTTGAGGGACAACTATCGAACAACTTCTCATAGAAAGAACTATGTGTCATTCAATCACCCAGATCGTTTTGACGCCACTGTATATCAGTCGGCTTCTACTGATACAAACAGCACGCTTTCTTACATTAGTGGCAGTGACACTGCTGCGAGTTCATCGACGGCAGAATATTTTCTACCATGGACTGCTGAAGTGGAAGCTATCTTTCCATCAAAAGTTAGTGCTGGTCAGAGCGGCCATTATTCGACATCGTTTGTATCTTCGTCCTTGTTTGGTGTTCATGAAGCAGGGGAAGATTCAGCTGAGTTTACTTGGCAGCGAGGTGAAGCTGCAACAGCAACGATAACTATTACGGACTACACCGAACTCAACGCCGGCGACAAGGTGAATTTGGTTGCTACTGATGGCACTAATTATGATTTTGAGCAAGGTGACCAAAGTTCTGTTAACGGTACATTTGAAGCCACTACATCAAACAATCAAACAGCAACCAACCTGATGAACGTTATTAACACTTCATCGGGCCCCGCGGGAACAAGATTTACCGCTACGGTAGATGGCGCCGTAGTTACTGTTACTCAGGCCACAATCGGCACTGCCGGCAATACAACTGTCTCTCTTACAGATAGTGGCACTGCAGGTATGAGTAAAACAAATTTCACTGGCGGCAATGACGGCGACAATAACAATTTTCAGGTTTATATAGCAAGAGATCAGAAAGAGTCAACGAGAGCAATATTTGTCCTCTCTTCTTCTTTGTCTGGTTTTCCCACCCTCTCTTCTTCTTTGTTTGACGATGTGTACGAAAATCAAAAATGGACTCTTGCCGTTAGGTACTATGTTGATAAAACAAACAATGGCGGCCTTACCAAGGGGGGTAAGTTAAATGATATAGTCCAAGATTCGGCCGTTAAAACAACCCCTTATATTGAGTTTTATGGTGTTAATACAATTTTAGATCAAGTTGTTAATGAATTTAATGTTTCGGGCGCATTAACTGTTTCAGATGCAACTGGTTTTTCAAATACAGCCAACAAGCGTTTCTATATGGGAGCACACAGGACTCACTTTACTGGTGCTGTGTTAGCACAATCGGATGCTAAAATATCCTCACTTAGATATTGGAAAAGCTATCTTTCAGATAATGCTATTCGGGCTCATTCACGTGACGCGGCCAACTTTGGTACCGAGCGCCCTTATGAAAACATCGGATTTTTAAAAAATAGCCTGTCAGGAACATATGTTCCCTCGATGGACACTTTGGCGCTGCATTGGAATTTTGATACTGTAACTGGTTCCGATTCAAGTGGAGATTTCATAGTTCAGGATTATTCTTCTGGTTCTACTGATTTGACTTCAAGGTACGGCTGGTTGGGTAATATAGTTAAGGCACAGCATGTCGGCCGCGGCGAAAATTTCCCAGTGAGTTCTACTGCCTCCATCAGTACTGAGTTTGTTTATTCGGCCAAACAGCGACTTCCAGAAACTATCAATAGCGATGACATGGTTAACATTCTCAGTAGGGATGATGAGTATTTCACTCGTGAATCCCGACCGATCAGTTACACTTATGTCATTGAGAAGAGTATGTATCAGACAATCTCTGAGGAGA